ATACATCGACAACCGAAGTATTATCATTGTCAACGCTTGCCGCCGTTCCCTGGGAAAGAAGCAGAATGTCGGTTAGGGTCAACTTATATCCGGTTGGAACGTAGAAAATGGGGCGGTTGGAAATATTGCCGTTAGCGTCTAAATTTTCAACTTCATAACTGATAATCCGAACTGGAGCGGCATTGAGTTGAGCGGCCGATTTTGACAGTGCTGTTCCGGCAATTTTCAAAGCACCATCGGAAAGAATGTCAATTTCTCCACCAATTACCCAGCGATCCCCGCCTTGCTCCTGATAGTTTTTTACATTATATTCACTCATGACGATCACCCCTTATGAAGTGGCGATCTTGAGCTTGCGGATCGCTTCAGCTAAAACTACCTGCCCACCAACTCGCTTGCGGGCAGTAAATCGACACTTCCCGCTTGAGGCTTGAGTCAAGTTGTCTCGGGTAATGGAAATGGCAATTCGATCAATAATCTTATAACCCCGCTTAAAATCACCCAAAACAATCGGATAAGCATTAGCGGCTATGTCCGGCATATCAACACATTCGATATAGGGACGCTCGCAAATTGTTGGAGGAGTCCCTAACCCAATGTTGGGTTGCCACAAATAATGGCCGTCTCCAGCTTTCAGTTTCCGAATGGCTTTCAAAGTCTGTCGATTTAACAGCCAAACCGCATTGTTGGCATAGGCAGATTTGAGATCGTAGAAAATATCCATCAAGCCATCGGCGGTTATTTCATCAGCATCGCCAGAAGCGGTATAATCGATATCTTCATTCGTCAGAATCCCTTGCGGTTTGCCAATGGCATTCCCTGAAACAAAGGCGGTTCCTTCAGCTACTCCAAACTGCTCAGAACATTCATTGACAATTTCTTCTTCCATATTAAAAGCCGAATCTTCAAGGTCGGCAAAGGAAATATCAACCACTGCAGACATCTCATGAACCGGCACGTTTTCCAAACCATAGGCCATTCCGGTGGTTTCGCTTCGGGTTCCGGTTTCAGCCACCCAGACGGCCGCTATGGAACCGGTCTTTTTGGGGAGCTCAACAAACCGTTGCGAGGTCTGTCGAATGGAGGCCACAGAGCGAATTGGAGAAAATTCGACAATGCCTTTGATGATTTCTCGAACGTATTCACCAGGTGCTAAATATCCACCCAAAGTATCGTCATAAGTCACTAAGGCTTTTTTCTCAGGTACAAGGACTTCGATTCCTTTTCTCAAGTATTGATCGAAAGCTTGTTTTCTTTCAACTTCAGGATCAACTTCCTTATTTTCTCCTTGCGCTGGACGGTTGAGTTTGGTTTCAAGCTCGTCCATTCGAGAGTTCATTTTTTCTAATTTTTCCACAGTGCTTGATAATGCCTCACCGTATTTTTTAATTTCGGCTTCACGCTGGTCGTTGGTTTGTTTAAATTCCTCGAATAACCCTTTTAATTCCACCAGGGCGTTCTTTTCGTCTGCCATGTTTTTCACCTCGTAATGTAACTTTTCATGTCATGTAAAAGTGTTTGTAGTTCATCATCAAGCGAGGTTTCCGAGTCGCTTTTGGTATCGGCTGAGTCGTCAGATTGCTTTTCCTCATCAGAGTGGTCATCAACCGAGTCTTCTTGAGGTTCAGCTTTCTCAACGAGAGCCTGAAGAGCAGTAATTACATCTTTTATTTGTGATAAATTCACCGAGGAGAGAACTCTCCCCGATTTAAAATCAGTAGGTTTGATTGATTTAAAATTGGCACTGAGAAAATCGTTGGCCCATTGGTAATAAGCGGAAACATAATTATCAAGGTTTTTCTTGATGTTATAGAGCTTTTCATCAATGGATAATTCTGAACTTCCAATCGTTTTAGGATAAAATATTTCCCAAGTTGCTTGATTTAAAGCGTCATTCAGGTTATAAAGTCTTGAATATAATTCCTGTTGACGTTGCATTTCATTAAAGTTTTCATTAAAATCCGTTGATTTTTTTGTTAATTCATCGTGCTCGCCTAACGAATCTTGAACATCGGATGTTTCTGTAGAACCTTCTTTCAACCCTTCTTCTTTCACGTCTAAAACGTTTGCCAATGGTTGGGCCGGAAAGGTGACTACTGAATACTCATAAAGTTTTATCTCTTTTAATAGCCTTTTCCCGTCCTTGTATTCTTTCTTTACCGGATCATAACCAATGCTCAACCCCTTTATGGCTCCCTGTTTTAATAAGGAATAGGCTTCTTTCCCTTTCTGAGTATCAAGGTTGAGTTGCCCTCGAACAAACAAACCGCTGGCATCTTCTTTGGCTTCTAACCCAACGCCAATTGGTTCATCGGATTTATGTTGCCACAAAATAGGAACTGATCCGCCTGAATGGTCGAGAGTACGCTTAAATGCCCCTCGTTCGATAATGTCATTTTGCAAGTCTTCAATTGCGAATATTCCAGCGTAACCGGTAAAAACTCCCTGATCGTCAAGGTCATTGAGCTTTAACCGGAAAGTTTTTCTTTCCATTGCTGTGCCTCCTGGTGCGGATGTGGGGAAATAAAAAGCCCCAGGCCAAGAGGCTTGAGGCTCGTGATAGGAGAATCAAATAAATTTAAAGAATTAATTCAAGGGTTAAGATCTTCTAATTCTTTTATTTTGGCAATAGCCAAACAATACGCCATGAAAATTATAGTTGCCAAGGTTCCAAAAAAATAACCTATAAAGAACCAAAGAATACTCATTTTTTCACTCCTCCAGAACTGCCACCCAAGTACACCGGCAATTTACGTGCTTCGGAATCACCCCTTGGGATTCTTGAATATCATATTTTCTCCCATGTTCTGAAAAACATTCTTCACAAGTTCTTTCATCCTTAGCGGCCCAAAATTGTAATTGTTTCACTCCGGCTTCCTGGTACAACTGCCGGTTACCTTCAGTAAACGCTGATATGGTTTCAGTTCTCGCAATGTTTTCCGCCCGATACCCCTTAGCATCTTCAAAGGTTTCTCTTACTCTCTTAGCCAGATCGTCAACCCCTTCTCCAAGGTCAATTCCATCTTGCAGTGTACCCTTCAGCTTCTCAAGGGTGGTATCGTTAATTCCTTTAATCTTGTTTCCAAGCTCTTCTTTAATCCAATCATTAACCCTGGGGTTGTCGATATTCCAAGCAACTTCAATTCCTAATTCATTAATGGCGGCTTCAACCCCTCCTTTGATAATTTCTAAAAGCAAGGGTTTAGAGAGTTTCCGCAACTTTTTATTCCACTGCTCGATCTCGTATATATCCTCTTTCCTGATAGCGGCTTTTCTGTTCTCAATATTCTTTAAAACTTCTTTTTCTTGCTCGTCAAAGTAAGGTTTGAGGGCTTTCTTCCATTTCTTTTCCCATGGGTCCCAATAGTGTTTCCGCTTATATTCCCAGAGTTCAGCGAGTTTTTCTTCAGAGAAGATGGTTTTTTTTTGAGAGAAAGATTTTTCGGTTTCTTCTTCAATCGGTTCTTCAGTGGGTTCTTTTTCTGGTTCTTCTTCTGTTGGTTCCTCATTTATTGGAGTTAAGGAAAAAGGAATATAAAGCCTATCCGCTTCAGGAACTTTTAGGGTTTCAAACCCTAACATCTCTCGTGCTTCGTTCCTGGTAATAATCCCTCGGTCAACCGCTCCAAACATCCGGTTATAAAGTTTATCCTGGTCTTCTTGAAGTGCCTCGATACCGTCTTTGTCATAATCGAGGTATAAGTTTTCTCCCCACAATGGAACCAGCCAGTTGTTGAAAGCGTCTTTTAAATAATCCATTAAGGGAAGAACGGTTTCTTGATAGAGAGCTTTTCTCGCTTCACCATAATTGGAATAAGTTTTTGAGGAATTGTCTCCAATAAGCTCGGGGGCTACGTTGTAAGCAATGGCCATTTCACGAGCCGAAAGCTTCGATCCTTCTAACCAACTCATATCAAGCGGCGATAATCCGGTTGGCTGAAATTTCAATCCAGCCTCGGCAACAAAAACATTGCCGGCATTATTAGAACCGCCGTAAAGCTCAATGGCCTGTTCCCGTAAGATTCTTCTGGTGTCTTCGCTCAAGGTCTGGTCGGTCGAAAGAATTCCCGAAGGTTGAGCCGAATTTTGCAACAAAGAAACATTCCATTTCCGAGCTTCATTATTTTGGTCAATGCTTCGAGCAGAGGCTTCAAGCGGGCTCATGCCGTAAAAATCGTTTAAGGGATTAAAGAACTTAATGTGGAGAATTAATTCGGGTTCAAGTAGTGTCGTGTTTCCGTTGACTGTATATTCGTATCGCAAAATGGGCTTATTCTGATCACCAGGAACAATTTTCATCCGGTCAGGCCGCAATACGTAAAGCTCTAATTTTTCGCTTGGTCGAGTAAGGGTTCGTTCAATATACGTATTCCCCGACAACAATAAATAGCTCACCATTGCTTCAAACCAGGAACCAAACCCTTCAAAGGGATTTGGCCGATTCCACACTTTCAGAAGAGGATGGTTAAGGTTTAATTCCTCTAATTTGTCTTTCTTTTGTTCGTATAATAACCAAGGAATACCGGCACAGGCTTGAGCGATTAGGCGAACGCAGGAATAGACATAAACATTATTTCCATAACCTTCTTTGGCAAAATTTTCATAATCTTTGGGCGTCCACACCGCCTGACCGGAATAAAATCGGACAACAGAGTTATAGGTTCGGGATTGCTTGTGGTGGAACAGTTGTTTCAGCCATTCAAACATTTATTTCAGTCTCCAGATGGTAGGGGTTAATTGAGTTTTCAGGTGAGTAAAAATTGCATACCTTATAGCATCCATGGCGTGGTCATTAAACTTCACTGGATCGTCTATGATATTTCCGTCCTTATCTTCTTTCCATTTATAACTTTGAATTTCTTTAATGACATTAATTGCATCCCGATGAATATGGAGCTTATATCTTTTCACGTGGTCGATTCCATCGTGAACGTCCTTTTCAGCCGGCTTGACGTTAAACCCTTCTCGTTTGATTTCTTCAATGCGGTCTGGTTCTGCTGAGTCGGGATAAATAGGATTGCTCTTTTTCGGGAGAAGAACTTTCATCTTGCCGATGAGATCGGTATTAGTAAGGTGAGTTTCATACAGTAGTTCTCGGATATAAATTTCATTGTCATATAAAAGGAGTTCAATTAAGGCCGATGGGTTGTTAAACCCAAAATCCAGACCGTAAAAGGAATCTCCGTTCTCCGGCCAATAATCAACCACACCCCAATTGGAATAAATAAGGTTCTTGAGGATTCCCCATTCGCCTTTGGTATAAATTTGATAATAGGTTTCGTCCTGGTTTTTAAGAGCGATCAACTCGTCAATGTAATCTTGGGATAAATAGGGATTGTCTTTGTAGTTGCTGGCGAGAATCCCAATAATGCCAACCAACTTATCAATGACGATAGTCTTCAACCAGTGAAAGGAGTCGATCGGGTTGAAAGTAAAAAAGAGTTGGTTTAAGGTGTCGGTTTTTCGTCTGGCTCGTAAATTTAGCTGTTTATAATCATCAAAGGTGAGCTCGGTTGCTTCTTCTCCCCATACATAATTAAAATCAGCGCTTTTTATCTTTTCTGGGTCGTCAAGAGATTTAAAATAAACTTCATTAGAATTGATCCAAATAACCAGATCGGTTTTGTTTTCTTCATACTTGATTTGATACTCGGATAACAATTCCTTAAACAGCTTATAAGCAGTAAGTTTTAAAGATGGCAGTGTTTTTCTGGTGATGAGAAAAGATTTGTTTTGCTCGGTAATGCACTTGACTATGAACCATTGTGCAAGAGAATAAGACTTTCCCGAACCGGCTCCGCCATAGAGCAGATTAATTCTTTTCTGGGTCTGGCTCAGAAACCTCCCGAATTTCCCGATGATCGGGATCTGGATGTCCGTCAACAAATTTGACTGTATAAGTGATTGGATTTTCATTGTCTCCCTGATGTTTCACGATGTCTTTCTTCCCCCACCGTTCGGGATAGCGGCGTTCTAAGAAGTCTTTGTAATTAGTGGGGCTTTCTTTGAGTTTTTCCCGCCATTCCTCGATTAATCTTTGTTCTGCTCGAGCTTCGGCAAGTCGAACCGCGTTTAAAAAGTCTAAATAGATTCCGCTTTTTCTCTTTTCGCCTTTTTTTATCCAACCATAATATGTAGCCTTACATATCCCGTGAGCTTGGCAAACGGTCTCTATATAATTTCCCGCTTCAATCGCTGGAATCATTTTTTCTATCAGCTCGGGGGTTAATTTTAGCTTTGCCATTTTTATTCAACTTCTTCTATGGTTACCTTAAAGGCTTTTCCTCGTAATAGAGTTAATTTAATAACCTCGGCTATCTCAGTTTCAGGAACATCAAGTTTAATTCGCATTCCGTTTTGAGAGCCTGAAATGTTAATTGCTGATTGGATATCGGGTAAGGACGATAAAAAACAAATTTTTTCCATTTAGCTCCTCCTGACAAACAAGCGAAATAAGATTAAATTTTTTGATACTATCTTAGCTGTGAAACAACCGATGACAATCGGCACATAAAATTCTTAACAGTCTTACATCGTTATATAAAA